GGAACCGGAGGAACCGGAGGAACCGGAGGAAGTGGAAGGGGAGGGGGAGGAACCGGAACAGGACGGGGAGGGTCCGCCGCCTGAAAAGGTAGCCCGGGCCCCGGTCCCTTTCGCATCCAGCGGCGCTACCCCGGGGGCAGCCGCTGACGTAGACACCCGGGAAGCGGCCTGGACGAAGGCCCGCAGGATGTACCGGGAACGCTGCGTGGATGACCTGGCCGCCTGGCGCGGCTGGGCCGTCAAGCGGCTGAAGAAAGGCCGCAGGCTCCGGCACTTCGGGACCCGCTACGTGCCGCCCAGAATGCGGGATGCTCTGGAATCCGGGCTGCTGGACTGCAAGGCAGCCGCGGACGTGCAGGCCCTGTTCCACCGGGTGACCGGGGACTATCTGTCCGTGGCCAAGGGGGAACCGAAACCCGGCAAGGTGTTCCTGCGGTTGGAAGCCAAGCTGGAAGACCTGCTGCTGACCTGGCTGGAAGACCTGTTCCCGAAGGTCCTGGACTGGGCCCTGGCCCAGCTTCCGGCAGACAAGCTGGCCAAGGGTCAGATGCCGGACCTAACCCCAGGGGAAGACGTGGCAGACGGCCTGGCTGCCACCCTGGCCGAAGCGGCCACCCAGGGGGCCAGTCAGGCTGGCATCCAGGTGGGGTTCCGGCTGGATGCCGTGCCCCAGCCTGCCCTGGACTATGCCCAGGCCCGGGCCGGGGAACTGGTGGGCATGAAGCTGGTGGATGGCCAGTGGATTCCGAACCCGAACAGCCGCTGGCAGATTAGCGAAACCCTGCGGGCCCAGGTCCAGGGGCTGACCAGCCGGGCCATTCAGGAAGGCTGGTCACCCCAGCAGTTGAAGGCCCACCTGGAACAGCACTTCGGGTCATGGCGTGCAGAGACAATCGCCCGCACCGAAGTGGGCCTGGCCGCGGGCAAGGGGGCGGCCGAAGCCTACCGGGCCGCGGATATTCAGTGGGTGCAGATTCTGGACGGGACAGGCTGCCTTCCGGACGGCCACGAAGATGGGGCCCCGAAGGCAGAGGGAACGCCGGGCGTGGTCCAGCCCCAGAACGAAGCGGACGGCCAGGTCTGGACGCTGGACCAGTACCAGGAACAGGTCCTGGGGCATCCGAATTGTGTCCGGGGCACCGTGCCCTATACACCCGAAACGGCGGATCCGGAGCAGGGCTGGCAGGAACCGGAAGGCTGGCAGGTGGGCAATGTCCCCGTGATGCCCACCCCGCCGCCCACGCAGCAGCAGGACCCGCTGACCATGCCTGCCCCGCCCCAGCCCGGTGCTGCCATCCCGGACGCTCCACTGCGGACGTTCGCGGACGGCCAGGAAGCCCGGGCGTTCTACCGGGACACGCTGGGTTCCAAGCTGGTCCAGGCGGGCATCACGGAAAATGACCTGGTGGTGTCTGCATCCCAGGTGGGCCGGACGCTGGAAGGTATGAAGGCCCGCGGCGTGCCCATGCCGCAGTACGTGGTGATGGGGTCCAGCGGGGAAAAGGCGTGGGCCTGGTACAACTGGGAAGACCATAGCCTGCACTTCCACCATAGGTTTGACTGGAAGAACGTCCGGAGCTTGACCGGCCGGTCCCAGGAACTGATGCGGGCGGAATTCGCGTCTGGCTTCAAGGCGTCCCAGACCATGGAATCCACAGTGGTCCATGAGATGGCCCACGTGGCACACTTGCAGCCCGCCACCACGCTGGCGGAATACAGTGCCCGCCGCTTTGACTGGCCAGCCCAGGCCAGCCCCAGTGCCCCGGAAGCTGAACGGAAGGCCCTGGCGGCCTTGGCAGAGCGGACCCTGGGCCGGTACGCCACGACGGAACCCGCTGAATTCGTGGCCGAAGCCTGGGCGTTCGTTTATGAAGGCGGTACGCTACCGCCGGAACTGCTGGAACTGTATCGGGGCATCAAAGGGGCCCCGCCCCTGCCCACCATGCGGCTGCCTGGGTGGGAATCACTGCCCCCCAGGGTGACCGGAGGGACCGCACCATGACCACCCCAGTGTCACAGTGCCTGTTCTGCAAACACCTGGGGCTTCCAGGGAAGAACGGGCCATCCTGTGCGGCCTTCCCAGATGGCATCCCCAGCCCTGTGGCCTTCAGCCAGGTGGACCACCGGCAGCCCGTGGACGGGGACCATGGCATCCAGTACGAACCGGCGGATCCAGCCCGGGATTTTTGGGCCCTGTTCGCGGACTAGCGGAGGGATGACCGATGGCAAAGAGTAGATTCAACGTCCTGTCCGGCGGGGCCCTGACCGGGCCCGGGTCCAGCCCTGCCTTTCCCGTGGTACAGGGCAGCACGGTGGAAGTGGGAATCAGCACGGGGACCGTGACCGGCACCGCGGTGGCCATGAACATCTGGGCGGAATTCAGCCCGGACAACGGGACCACCTGGTATCCCAAAGCCTATGACCAGGCCCTGACTGGCACCCCCACAGCGGCCCTGGACCTGACGGCCACCAGCGGGAAAACGAACATCAACGGAGCGTCCGCCTGGACGGAAGCCAGCGACAACGTGAAGGTGTCCGCCCTGTACCGGGACTGGCCCGCGGACCTGATGCGCCTGACCTGGGCCATGACCGGCACCACCCCGTCCGTCCCTGTCACGGCGGACGTGGCCACAGTGGGCTAGGGCTATGTCACGCATCCTGATTCCCGTGAGGATTCCTGACCGGGCGACGGGCGCCGATGGCGGCGGCACGCAGGTGGCCGGGGACGCCACCTATGGGCACGTGGTCCAGAATGACTGGCGGACCGTGCTGGTGGCCACGAACACGGACGCCGGGGCTTCGCATACCGTGTCATTCGACGTGCCCAGCGTTCTGGGCGACACGGAAGACGGCCTGAACGTCCAGGCCCCGGACCGGGTGGTGACGCTGACCGCCCTTCAGCGGAAAATCATGGGCCCTTTCCCGGCCCAGTGGGACCAGGAACAGGAACACCTGGCGAATGCCAACCTGGACACCTGGACCACCGGCACGGACCTGGCGTCCTGGAACGAAAGCATTACCGCTGGGACCGTTGCCAGGGAACAGGCCAAGGTGGCCAGCCCGGGCGGGTCCGCAGCGAAGATCACCCGGACCGTGGCGTCCGGTTCCCTGGCCATCGTCCAGAACACCATCCACCTGCTGGATTCCACGAAGTACCGCCTGCGGATGGCGTGGGCCGCGGACCAGGACGGTCTGGGCCTGGTCTGTGGAATCAAAGTCTTCAACCAGGCACAGACGAACCGCCTGCAACCGGACGGGTCCTGGGCGGCCGGGGACGCCTATGCTGGGAAGTGGACCCCGCGGGTGGACTACCAGGAAGTGGAACTGCCCATTACAACGCCTGTCACCACGGGGGCGGACCTTTACACCCTGGAACTGTGGCACGTGACGCCCGGCCCCCTGGCGGCCATTTACGTGGACAACGTGTCCCTGGCCAGGTGGGACGGACTGCGCGGGGTGGTCTTCACGGTGGACAGTGCCCTGCTGAACCTGCAAGCCTTCCGGATGGGATAGGGGGTGGACTGTGGCGCGCACTGCCGTGCCGGTACAGGTGACAGCCAGAACGGGCGTGCTGTTCGCTGCGTCCGGATCCGAAGTGGCCGGGGACATTGTGAACGGCCACGAATTCGTGAATGACGGCGCCACCTATCTGTATGCCAGGAACGTGGACGTGGTGAACCCAGCCAGCATTACCGTACTGGTGGGCCGGACCGTGGATGGCCAGACCGTGGCGTCAAAGGTCCTATCCGTCACCACGAACGGCCAGAGGCTTTTCGGGCCCTGGCCCGTGGACGTTTACAACCAGCCTACGGCCCCCACGAAGGTCTATTTTGACGTGGGGGACGTGGACCTGCGGCTGTCCATCTGGAAGCTGGGGGGTTAGCCCATGCGGTACGAAGTCCCGGTGACCAGGCTTTCCCGGGCCACGGTGAACGTCGGTGGGACCGGCGGGGCCACGGTCGGGGACGTGACCTATGGCCACGTGGTGCGGAATGACGGCCGGACCCTGCTGCACGTGCTGAATACGTCCGGGTCGTCCAGGATTGTGACCGTCCGCTACCCCAACCTGGTGGACGGCAACCAGCCCACGGCCAAGCAACTGACCATCCCCGGCGGCACGGACGTGCAGTGTCTGGTGGGGCCCTTCCCGGACAGCTACAGCGAAGACCGACACGGGTTCCAGGTCCTGCCAAACCCCGGCTTTGAAACCTGGGCCAGCGGCACGGACCCGTCCCAGTGGCTGGAAGTCCTGACGGGCGGGGTGGTGGAACGGGTCACCCAGGGGGACCTGCTGCGGGAGGGGTCCGGATCCTGCTGCCGCCTGCGGCGGACTGGGGCCGGGGACCTGTACGTTTACACGGACCCCGCGGTGCGGTTCCACCTTCCGGAGTCTTCCCGCTGCGTGGTGGAAGGCTGGGCCCGCCGGGAGGGGAACACGGCATCCACGCTGGGCGTCCAGATGGTGGAAGCCCTGGCTGCCCCGGACGTGTACCTGGCCGCGGATGGGGTCACCTGGTCCACCACCCCGCAGGACGTGGTGGCCGTCGCCCTGTCCGAACAGTGGCAGTTTTTCCGGGTTCCCTTCACGGCCCGCAGCGTCCTGGGCACCCAGTACGGCCTTCAACTGACGGAGCGGACCGCAAACGTGGGGGCGCGGGCACTGGTGGATGACTGGCGGGTGGGCCTGCTGGACCCGCCCACGGGGTTCCAGGTGGACGTATCGGGATCGGGCCTGTACCTGCGCGCCTATCGGCTGGCGTAGAGGGGGGAGCCATGGCAAGGGTGGACATTCCGGTCACGAACCTGGTGCAAGCGGGCGTCCTACAGATAGGGCCGGGCACTACGGAAGTCACGGGGAACAATGCCCAGGGGCACCGTTTCAAGAATGACGGCCGGGTTTTCCTGCACGTCCGGAACCTGAACGCGGGTTCCGCCCACGGCATTCAACTGGTGGCGGGCGATGGGCTGAAGCCGGACGGCCTGGCCCCGGCGGACTACACCCTGTCCATTCCGCCCCTGAACGAACGCCTATGGGGCCCGTTCCCTCCGCAGCTTTACAACCAGGTCCAGAATGCTGAACCGGAATACTGCTGGGTGGGCGCCAGCGGGGACGTTCAGCTACGCTTCCGCGCCTTCCGTATTCCGGAGGGTGACCCCTTGCAGGGCGGGGAATACTAGGGTGCCAGTGGTGCTACACTGGACCCCCACAGGTGGTAGGACCACGGGGGCATAGGCGGATGGCCAAAAACACGCAGTTTTTCCTGCCTCTGTCAAAGGTGACGGAAGCCGCTGACGGCACTGTCTACGTGGAGTCTGTGGCCACGGCGGAAGTGCTGGACGTGCAGGGGGAAGTGGTCCTGCACGAAGCGGCAAAGGCCGCATTCCAGGAATGGACGGACTATTTTTCCCAGGTGACTGGCGGGAAGTCCCTGGGCAACATCCGGGAAATGCACCAGCCCTGGGCGGCCGGGAAGGCTGTGGCCTGGTGGTCCGATGATGACGCAAAGACCACGCACCTGGCCCTGAAGGTGGTGGACCCGGACGCCTGCCAAAAAGTCCGGGAAGGGGTTTACACGGGGCTGTCCATCCAGGGTGGGGACGTGGAACGGTCCACCATCACTCTGGACGGGAAGCGGGTCCCGGCAGTCACCCACGTGCGGCTGAATGAAGTGTCCCTGGTAGATAAACCGGCCTGTCCAGCGGCCACGTTCCAGGTGGTCAAGCGGGCGGCCCCGGAGGATGCAACCATGCCGGAAGACGTGACCAAGGGGGCCGCGGAAGCGGCGGCCCAGGCCGGGGACGCCATGAAGGCCATGCTGGCCACGCTGGCCGCGGCCTGCGGTATCGAAGGGGACCCGGACACGCTGGCCCTTCAGGACGTGCTGGACGCCGTGAAGGCCATGCGCTACGGGAAGGCGGGCCTGGAAGCCGCGGCGGCCATGGGCAAGGCGGACGGCGTGCAGCCGGAACCGGAAGCGGATCCGGCGCCCGAACCCGAAGGGGAACCGGACCAGCCGGACGGCCAGGTGCCCGCGGAGGATTCGCCCGCGCCCGAACCTGTGGCGGAAGACTTGACGCTGGCGGACGTGCTGGCGGAACTGCGGAAGGTGGGGGAGACGGTCCAGGGCCTGGTGGGCACGCTGGCAAAGGTGGAACAGGGCGGGCTGTCCAAGTCCGCCGCCACGGACCAGTCCGAAGTGCTGAAGGCTGTGCAGGACCTGGCGTCCATGGTGCGTGACCTTCCGGCCCCCCCGCCCGGGCGGCCGGTGGGAAAGAACCTGGACGCCGGGAGTGGGAAGGCGGGGAATGACCCGGAAACGCTGCGGAAAGCGGTGGAAGCCCTGGAAGCGGCGGGGGTGATCCCCATGCAGATGCAGCAGGCTGTCAGGCTGAACCTGGCGGCCCAGCACGTGGGCGGTTAGCCCGCGGAGGAAGTCAAGCCATGCTGACAATTCAGGAAGTTACGGCCCAGTCCCTGGCCGAAGCGGCCAAGGTGGTGGGCAATGGGGACCTTTCGAAGTCCATCACCACGGCCACCGGCCTGACCGGGGTGCGGCTGGATGCGGCCGCAAAGCAACTGGTTCCCCTTATGTCCCCGTTCCGGCAGTCCATCCCCAGGATGGTGAAGGATGGGGCGACTGCCAGTCAGTGGAAGGCCATCACCGGGCTGTCCCACCCGAAGCTGTCCGTAGCGGAGGAAGCGGCGGGGGCCCTGTTCACCACCACGGTGGCTTCGAAGTCCGCCAGCTACAAGTCCATGGCCCTTCGCGGGAAGGTGACCAGGGAAGCGGTGGCAGCGTCCCAGGGCTTTGACCCCGCGCTGCGGAAGGAAACGGCCAACACGCTGCTGCTGGCCATGAAGCTGGAAGAAATCTACATCCTGGGCGGGAACGTGACGGCGACCGGGAACCCGGCCGCGCCCACGCTGACCCTGGCCACGACGGCGGGCAGCCTGGCCCCGTCCACCACCACGTATTACGGCCGGATCGTCGGCCTGACCGCACTTGCCGCCAACCGGGTGACCATCAATCGCCCGGATGACGTGAACGCGAATTCAGAATCCATGTTTGACGGCGCCGTGGTGGCGGCCTTTGCGTCCACGGACGGCCTGACCATGGAAGGCGCGGAAGGAAACAGCGGTGCCCAGACCGGCACCAGCAAGGCCCTGAAGGTGACCTGGACCCCGCTTGCGGGGTGCGTGGCTTACGCTGTTTTTATCGGCACCAGTGCTGGTGCGGCCAACCTGTGGTGTCAGGGGATCTTCACCCAGACGCAGGTATGCTTCAAGACTCTCCAGACTTCCACCACCATCAAAGCGGACAGTGCCAGCATTCCGGCCGCGGACGACACGGCGGATGCCCTGTCCTATGACGGCATCATCCCCAGCCTTCAGGCCGCCGGGTCCGGCGCGTACCTGCGGAACCTGAATGCCAAGCTGTCCCAGGCGGGTGGTGAAGTGGCCGAAGTCCAGGAAGCCCTGGCCGTCCTGTGGGACACCATGAAGCTGGGCAAAATCCGGATTCTGGTGGCTGGCCAGGAACAGCGGACCATTACGAAGCTGGGCATTCTGACCGGAGGCGGGCCCACAATCAACGTGAACCCCGGCGACGTGAACGGCCGGGCCAGTATCGTGCAGGGCTACCACGTGGGCTACATCCTGAACGCCAGCACGGGCGACGTTTGCCCCGTGGAAACCATGCCCTGGCTGCCCGGCGGGTCCATCCTGCTGCTGCCCATGGAAATCCCGTACCCTGACGCCAACCAGGGAAGCCCCTTTGATATGGCCATGGGCTTTGACTGGGAGCGGTGGGACTACGGCACCACGTCCAGCACGGGCCCCGTGTATGAATTCGAAGTCAGGTGCTACGGCGCCCTGCGGGCCATCTTCACGGGTGGATGCGGGTACATCCACAACATCCACAAGAGCTAACCCAACCGGGGCCCGGGGACAGCCCCCGGGCCCCTTTCCAGGGGGACGCATGGCCAAACGGAAGACCAGAGAACCGGACCCCGGCCTGGCCGTCCAGGCGGAACCGGAACCGGAAGCGGGCGCCGGGCCCGGGCCGGAGGAAGTGGCAGAGGAACAGCCGCCCGTGCGGTTCTACTGCGGGCGGAACACCACGGCATTCCACGTGGCTGGCCGGACATTCGTGGTGGCGGACGGGGTGCTGACGGTCCCGCATGAACTGGCGGGCCATGCCGTCCAGGCGGGCTTCCAGCGGGCAGACTAGCCCATGGCATACATCACGAATGCGGACGTGACGGACTGGGCGCCTGGGCCGTTCACCGGCCTTGACGCCGACGTGCTGACGGCCTGCGTTGAAGCGGCGTGCCGCGCCATCGAAGAATTCACAGGCCGCCTGTTCACCCCCACCACGGGGCGGGTGCGGTATTTTGACGGGGACACAGCCTATGGCAAAACCCAGCACCTGCTGGTGCTGGAACCATCGGATGCCCCGGTCCGTACCGTCACCACGGTGCAGGAAAACGGGTCCACCCTGTCCGTGGCATCGGGCTACAGCACGGCCCAGGTCCTGACCAGGAACCTGGGGTTGGAAGAACCGTGCTACCTGGTCCGGCAGGATGGCCATACCACGATAGCCTGGGCGGCCGGGGTGCAGAATATCCGGGTGGTGTATGACTGCGGGCCCGCGGACCTGGCCAGCGTCCACCCCGTGGCCATCCATGCGGCCAAGGAACTGTCTTGGCTGATGTTCAAGGAAGGCCGCCGGACGGGCGTGCTGGCCACGGCCAAAGGCGGCGGGGGCGGCACGTACCTAAAGGACCTGCCAGCGTCCACGCTGCGCGCCCTTCAAGCCATGCAGCGGTGGCGGACAGCCTGATGGCGGATACCAGCCGGGTTTACCTAACGCCCAGCCAGGCCGCGGCCCTGTTCCAGCGGATGGGGGCGAAGTCCGCGGACGTGCTGGTGTCCGCGGCCCGGGCGTCCGTCCAGGTGCTGATGGGGCTGGCCATCCGGGAGGGTTTCGAAAACCAGGGGCCCACGTACCTGAACCGGGACACGGGCCGGGCCATCGGGTCCATTCCCCCCAGTGTCGGGTGGGCAGCGTCGAAGACGGCTGTGGACGCCTGGTATGGATCCAACCTGGGCTATATCCGGGCCCATGAGGAAGGCTTCCGTGGCCCCGTGGGCGTGCGGCCCCACGTGCGGCGGACGAAGTGGGGTTCCGCCTTCGTGCGTGCCCACCAGCGGACCCTGAACATGCGGGCCAGACGGATGTTCCGGGACAGCTTCCAGCGGCACCAGGACGTGCCTGTCCGGGCACTGAACGCGGCGGTAAACCACGCCGTCAGGACGCAGCAGGTCCCCACCCCTGGGCAGGTGACCCGGCTTTCCGGGACGGGGTAGACCGTGCCCCCGGTCAACCTGCTGCCGGATCCAGGCTTTGACCTGCTGGACCCACGCTGGGTTCCGAACACGGCAGAGCTTCTTTTTGACCTGGGCATAGAACTGAGTCCGCCGGTGCTGGCGTACTGCTACACGGTGCCGGAAGGTATCGGCCACCGGGGCGGCAGTATGACCTGGGATGACCCCCTGCCGGTCCAGGTGGGGGACATTGTGGACGTGTCCGGCTGGGGCTGGGCCCCCTTCGGGGAGGGGACAGGCTGGACGCAGGCTTTCGTATCCCAGGGGGGCGGCCCCTTCACGGAAGTGGGCCCCTGGTTTGACCCCGCGGCAAGCTGGACGGCCCTTCCCTGGGGCCTGGTGGAAGTCACGGCCCTGCCCTTCCTGATACGCTTCGGCCTGCGGGCAAACGTGCCGGACCCCATGCACCTGCTGCTGGATGACCTGGCCGTGATGCTACCGGAGGACCTGGCCATGCAGAACCGCTGGGACGCCCACCTGGCCCTGATAAACAGGCTGAAGACAATCACGGGGACGCCCACGTATCACCTGAACCTGGCGAACCGGGTTTTCCCGCGGCTGTTCGTGCCCGGGGAGGAAACGGCATCCCTGCTGCCGTACCTGTGCGTGCCCCTGTATGGGGACGCCCCGCGGTACGAAACCGGGGAGCGGGGGCACACCCTGATGCGGTGGCGGGTCAACATCCACGGGTTCGTCCACGAAGGATCACAGACCTATGACGTATGCGAAGCCCACCGGGACTGCCTGCACCTGCATGATGACGTTCTGAAATGCCTGATGGGTGACCCCACGCTGGGCGGGAAAGCCAGGCTGATGGAAGTCGCTGACGGCGGCGGGGCCGTGGCTGGCGTGGACGACTTGCCATGGGGGGAATTCGTGATTCCGCTGGAACTGATGATGGCCGTGGGGCTGGACGTTCTGGGACCGTAGGGGAGGGAACCATGCGGCACCTGTTTTTCAGCGGGCTGAAGCCCGGAGAAACCACCTGGATGTATTACGGGCCCTATAGGTCCGTGCGGACAATCGGGCCAGGGGAGCGGATTCCCCTTGGAGAATTCGAATGGCCCCAGCACTACGTGAACATGGGGCTGGCCGTTTACGACGGCGAGGAAGACGGACAGGACGCCCGGCTGAACGTCCTGCGGGACGAAGTGGCGGCCAGCTTCGTGAAGCTGGGTTACACGGTGCCGGGCGAAGCGGACCCGCGGCTGTGGACGCTGGACCAGATGCTGGAAAGCATCACGGGGGCGGTCCGCGCCCACGTGCTGGCCGTGGCAGACTACCGCGCCCAGCAGGCCGTCCGGGACGCCGCGGAAGCCGCGGAACTGGAACGTCAGGCCGCGGAACAGGCCGCCGCGGAAGCGGCCCACTGGGAACGTGTCAGCACCCCGCAGGTGTCCACGGAAGGGGCCCCCGAAGTGGGGCCGGACGTGGCCACAGGGGAACAGGGCCCGGAGGGGGCGGACCCCGGGCTGTAGGGCAGCGGAACACGGGGGACGCGGGAGGAAAACGGAATGCCCAGTGCCCTGAATTTCAGCATCGGACCGGCGGTGGTCAAGGTGGGCCCCTACGTGACCGCCGGGGGGGCGGGGACCGCGACGGACCGGGGGTATACGAAGAACCCCGCTACCGTCCAGGTCACCCTGAATGACTACGAAATCAAGACGGAACAGGCTTACGGGACGCTGCGGAAGGTGCCGATTGATGGCCAGGTGAAGGTGAAGGCTACCCTGTCTGAAGCCACCCTCACCAACATCAAGGACATTCTCCGTCAGCCTACCGGGAACCTGACCGGCACCGAACCGAACGCCACCCTGCTGGTGGGGGCCTTCGGGGAGATTTACCACCAGGTGGTCTTTGTCGGGAAGGGCGCCAGGGCTACGGCCACGGGCGCGGATGCCACCCGGACCTGGACTTTTCACCGCTGTATCGTCGAAAGCATCGGGGAATTCAGCGTGGGGAAGGGCGGGGAGATGGTGGCGGAAGTCACCTGGGACGTGCTGTATGACGAAACCATCAGCGCGGCAAACAAGTTCTGGTCCGTCAGCGATAGCGGGGCCACCTAGCCCATGAGTCTGTTGTCTAGCGGCGGGCTTACACGCTACGTGGAGCGGTGGGCCCGCCGCTATGTCTGCCATGCCCCGCGCCTGTCCACGTACCTGCTGGGGCTGGGCCTGTACCGGAAGGAATGGGCGGCCTATGCCCGGGCCGTGGCTGTCCGTCCAGAACTGCTGAACCCGGAACACTGGCGGCCCACCCTGCTGGGCATCCTGACCACGGCGCCCGACGAAAGGGCGGGCCGGGTTCTGGCCACCTGCGTGGACCTGGTGGATGGAAAGCCCGGGGACCTGGAAACCCAGGTGGCCACCATGCCCGGCCTGGGCGTGGACCTGGCCCTGGCGTGCCTGTCCCTGGCGGACGTATCGCGGCTGTTCCAGGTGGCCGGTGGACCGGCCCTGGGGACCCTCCCGGTAGAGGAACTGGAAGACGCGGACCTGGACGCCGTGGAAGAACCGCAGGCCGCCCAGCTTTTGGCGGCCATCCACGGGGTGGCCCTGGCCTATGCTGCCGGGGGGCCCATGGCCGTGATGCAGTGGCCCGCTGAAGTCTTCCTGGACGCGGTGGAACACATGGCCCACGCGAAGGAAGAACCAGCGGACAGCATGGGGCTGGGGCTAGGAAATGATGCCCGGATAGCCCAGGCGGATGCTCTGCTGTCCCGCCTGTAGGGGGGCCAGTGGCCGAACAGAACACAGTACGCACGGTCCTGAAATTCCTGCTGGAAGGCGGGGACGTGCCCGCCGACGTGGCCAAGCGGTTGGAGCAGCTTGGCCAAAAAGCCAAGGTGGCCCAGCAGGACCTGAAGGGCACCAGCGGCGCCGTCAAAGACCTGGCCGGGCAACTGTCCAGCTACCTGGGGGCCGCTGCGGTCGGCGCCTTCGTGAAGTCCGCAGTCTCTGACTTCGCCACCCTGGAACGTACCCTGAATGCCACGTCGGACCAGATGACCCGCATGGGCCTGGACGGGGGCCGGGCCATCCAGGGTGTCCGCCGGGACCTGGAAGCCCTGGCTGCCGGGGGTGGCCCACTGGTGTCCGAAACCCTGCCGGGCTTCCAGAAATTCCTGGGCATCACGCAGGACGTGGGCGCGGCCATGGCAGCCACGAAGCTGGCCGCGGATGCTTCGGAGCGTGGCACGCTGGAATACGGGGCGGCCATGGACGCCGTGGCCCAGCTAATTCAGGGCAGGCCGATGGGCGCGGCCATGGCCCTGAACCTGCAACTGCGTGACCAGTCCGGCCGGTTGAAGACGAATGCGGAACTGATGCAGGAAGTGGTGGCCGCGGTGGGCGGCCTGGGGGACGCCTTCCAGGACACCCAGAACAAGCTGGACCAGGCCGGGGCCGGGTGGGAACGCTTCAAGACGAAGGCCGGGGAAGGGCTGTCCGTGCTGGCCGGGTGGGCGGCCAAGGGGCTGGGCGCCCTGACAACCTACGCCCAGGACCTGGGGGCATGGTACGGGTTCGTGGTGAACGGGGCCCTGGACGTGGCCCGGAACCTGGGCGAAATCTTCAGCGCGGCGTTTGACCTGAAAAAGCTGGCCACGGATCCGGGCCAGTGGTGGGCGGACCTGGGGGCGGCCGGGAAAAAGGTCACGGATGACCTGGCCCTGTCCTGGCAGACGCTGACCGAACAGATAGCGGAGAATCACCGGGACATAGGGAAGGATGCTGCCACCACGGCCACGGACCTGGAAAAGCTGCTGGCCCAGGCCAGAAAGAAAGCGGCCGCGGAACAGGCAGAGGAAGACAAGAAGAACGCCGAAAAGCGGATGGAATACGAAGCCCGGGCGGCCCTGGCCCTGGAAGCGGCCAAGGTCAAGGCCACAGAGGAAGGCAGCCAGGCGCGGCTGGACGCCATGCTGGAAGCCCTGCGGGTGGAACACGAACAGCGGCTGGCCGAAGCCCGCAAGCTGAACGCTGACCTGGCCACGGAAGACCAGCGGTATGCCCTGGAACGCCTGGCCCTGATAAACCAGTTCCACGCTGCCTGGCTGGCCATCGAAGCGGAGAACGCGAAAGCCCGGGCGGACGCCGAACAGGAAGCCTTCCTGGAACGCCTGGCGGAACGGAGGGAACAGGCGGGCCTGGCCGTGGAAGCGGAGGGGGAGCGGGAAGACGCGGAGCGGGACGCCAGGTATGCGGACCTGCTGGACCGGGCGGGAGCCTTCCAGGATCAACTGGCCGCCCTGGACGCGGAAGCCCTGGACACCCGGCGGGAACGGGAACTGGCAGCCGTGGATGCGGAATGGGAAGACGCCAGGAACCGGGCCCTGGAAGGGGATGCCGCGGCCGCGGAGGAATTGAATAACACCCAGCGGTGGGAAGACCGGAAGGCGGCCGTGGAAGCCCGGTACGCTGGGGACCGGAAGGCCCTGGAAAAAGGGGTCAAGGAATTCAAGCGGCAGCAGATGATGGAAGGCGCGCAACTGGCCATTGCCAGCCTGCGGACCATCTTCGGGAACAGTAAGGGCTTCGCCATCGCGGAAGCCATCATGAACACGTACCAGGGCGCGACCCGGGCCCTGAAGGATTACCCCCAGCCCTATGCCAGTATCGTGGCGGCCCTGACCATTGCCGCGGGCATGAAACAGGTGGCGGAAATTCGGAAACAGCAGCCCACGGAAGGCAAGGGCTTTGATGACCCGGCTAATGATCGGTTGGCGTATCTGGGCGGCCGGAAGTGGGCCACGGACCTGGTGGCCATGGTGGGCCGCGGGTTCCAGGAAGGGGTGAACCTGTCTATGGCTGGGATGGCGCGGGGCCCGTCCGCGGACGTGCGGATGCCGGACAGCCCCGCACCGGCACCGGCCGTGGTCCAGGCCCCGGGCATCAGCCGGACCGTGGAAGCTGGTCCACGGGTGGCCCTGAACGTGGGCGTGCTGGTGGCGGACGAGGAAAGCTTGAGGCAACTGAACCGGGAACTGGACCGGGTGGCCGCCCGGGACGAAAACAGGCTGGTGGGCTGATGGCTGGACCTATCAGGACCCGAACCGTGGGGCTGCTGGCGAATGGCGGCGGGGAAGACCTGTTCTGGAACGGGTCCGTATACCGGCCGTCTAACTGGACCGTGGCCGGGGCGTCCACAATGACCCAGATAAATATAGACACCATCCAGGGCCGCTATGCGTGGGCCATCTGGAACGGGGCGACGGGTGGCGTGCCGCCTGGCCCCACGTCCTACGTGGCCCTGGGCCCTGCCGTGGCCCTTCCGCGGAATGCCTGGCTGGTCTTCGGGATGCACAGCACGCACATGGGGGGCGACTCTAACCCCACGAACATGGCAGGCGCGGGCATCTGGGCGTGGACCATTCGGAACGTCACGCGGTCCGTGCAGTGGAATGAAGCCACCGGGACGTGGACCGCGGACGGGTCCATCACCCGGGACCTGCCATATACCGTGCAGACGGACTACCGGCGCCAGGGCCATTTCTGGGTGCCGCTGAATGATGCGGCTTTCCAGGACACAGATGTTTATGAACTGCGGCACGTGGCCCAGTATTCCTACACCAGCAGCGGCACGGCCCATGACCGTATCTGGTGGCTGGGACCGTATCACCGCAGGCTGGACGTGCTGGCTGCCAGGTACATCACCAGCACCCCGGCCCAGGCCGGGCCGCCGCGCTACATATAGGGGGGCGCCGTGCAGGAAGTCCGGACCAGCCAGTTTCTGACGCTGAACATCCTGGAAAACGGCGACCTGGAAACCTGGGCCGCCGGGGTTCCGTCTGGCTGGACTGCCGTGCTGTCGGCTGGGAACAGCATCACCCAGGAAACCGGGGCGGGCTATGTCTACAGTGGCGCGTCCGCCTGCAAGGTCCTGCACCCGAACACGGGGGACTGCTACATAAAGCGGGGCACGTCCCAGGTCCTGGAACCGGGGGGCTGGTATCTGGCGAAAGTGGCCATGGCCCGGGGCATCGGGGAATCATCCTATGCGCCCGGAACCGCGGTCCGCCTGCGGCTGGTGAACGTCACGAAGAACACCAGCTATAACGGGGCCACGGCGGCCTGGGCGTCTGGCGTCACCCAGCAGGTGGCAAACACGGTGGGGACAAAGTACGTGCTGTCCCGTGTCTGGGTGAAGGTCCCCGGGGAGTATTCAATTTCTGATGTTTACGAAATCCGGGCGGGCTTCCTGTCCAGTTCCGGGACTGGCATCACCGGGTGGATTGATGCGGTCAGCCTGACCGGGCCCTTCCCCCAGCCGTCCCATAAGCTGGCCAAAGTCCAGGTGACCACGAACCGCCAGCCTACGGTGAGGCAGTATCAGGTCAGCCTGGTGGACCCCTGGGGCCGGACCTGGGACGTGACGGAGCGGCTGGAACTGGACGGCCTGGGCACGCTGACGGAACAGGGGGAAGAATCCCTGCTGCAACTGGTCCATGGGGACTTGACCCTGACCCTGCTGGACCGGGACGGGTTCCTGGAAGACCTGCTGGCCACGGCCCAGCCCACGGACCGCTGGCAGGTAATCATCAGCCGGGAAACCCAGCGGCGGCGTACCAGGTGGGAACGCCTGTTTGCGGGCGTGCTGGACCTGCCCTGGTCCGCGAAGCGGAACCCGGGGGATGGGACCTTCACCCTGCGTGCCTTCACGTATTCCAAAGACCTGGAAGCGGCCACGGCGGAAGGGGTGTGCCGCACGTTCCCTGCCCTGCTGGGGACCGTCAGCAGCGGTGGCACGGCTGTGACCGTCAGCCCGGACACCACGGGGCTGATGCGGGGGGACAGCTTCACCCTGGATGATGGCGTGAACCGTCAAGACTTCCAGGTGGAATACATCATCAGCACCAGCCAGGTCCGCACCAGCGACACGGCATCATCCAGTTTCAGCAGCGCGGGGATGACCGTCCGGACCCCGTGGTACAGGTACAAAACCCCGGCGGAACTGGCGGCCCTGCTGCTGGCCGCGGCTGCCCCGGAGCGGTCCAGCGTGGACCTGGACGGCCTGGTGTCAGACTACCCCATCAGCAGCCCGGTCAACGCCAGCGGCACGCCCCTATCCGGAAAGCCAAAGTCAGTCACGGTGGACGGGTCCGCAGTCACGGCGACCTGGACCGCGGCGGCCTATTCGAAGCGGACGCAGGCCACCAGCCCCACGTCAGGGTTCGCGGACGGCGCCACGTCTAACGTGATGCAGGGCGACTGGACCCCCTATCAGGATGCCGCCCCAGGGGCCGTCCTGTCCCACAGTGCGGGCACGGTGGATGCCGGGGAATTCGCCTGGGACTACGTGAATTCGCGCCGCTACGAAATCCAGGAAATCGTGAGTGGTGGTCCTACCTATTCCCTGAACCTGTACCAGAATGGCGTGCTGCTGGTCACCCTGGAATCCAGCGGAACCGGGAATCATTCGCACTGGCGTTGCGAATATGACCCCATCCAGAACCGTGTCTGGTACAGCTTCACGAATTCGGGCGGGGTGTCCACGTTGAAGTATTACAACGTGGTGGGCGGGACGAAGGCCACGGTATCCGGTGGATCTAACCCCGTCTGGCCGCGGTTCTGTGGCCAGTACGGCGGCGGGGTCATGCTGACCGTGGACGAAACCACCCGGACGCTCCGTGTCTACACCACGGCCACCACGCCCGCCCTGCTGGCGTCCGTCGCCCTGCCAGCGTCTGTGGGCCGGTCCCTGCTGTGGACCGCCCGCTACCTGGACGGGTTCCTGTGCTGGCTGTCCCGGGGGCAGACCGGGACTGGTACATACCTGACGGTCCTGGACACGGAAGACTGGTCCGTGGTGGCGGTCTATCCGCTGTCCACGTCAATCCTGGGCGCGTCCGCATCCCTGCAAGCGGCCATCACGGGAACCGCTGGATTCCTGACCAGGTTTACCCCGGCAGGCGGGACCACCTGCCTGGTAGGCTGGGCCGGTGAGGAATGGGTGGTAATAGGGCGTAGCTTCCTGGGCGTTATCAGCTATGCGGATTTTGCCGGGGCATCCGTGGCCAAGGGACTGAAGGACCTGGCCACAGCCTGCCTGGCCATGCTGGTGGTGGACCATGAGGGAACGGTGTCCCTGACGCAGCGGCTGACCCTGGAAGACCAGACGCCGAAGCTGGACCTGGGCGAACCGCTGCGGGGCGCCAGCAGGTCCACCATCTGGGACCACTACCGGGAATCAGTGGCCATCACCGGGCGGACGGACAGCGGGGGTGACTTCGAAGTGGTGGCCGGTGAAACCGGGCGGTCCGCCAAACGCCTGTCCGTGTCCCTGGACCTGGTGACCAGCCCGGGCGCGGCCTATGCCGTGGCCGCGGCCCTGGCGGCCTATGCCACGGCGAAGCGGGAACAGGTGGACGGGTCCTGGCGGGAAGGCCGGGAACTGGTCCGGGCCATGGACGTGGTGACCTGGGACGGGAAGACCTGGCTGGTGTCCAGCGTGCAGTCCAGCGTGGGGAAGGCAGAACAGCGTCTTCGTCTGTTTGAAATTACGGGGTGACACGTGACCAGCTACGGGTGGCAGCCGATGGTGCGGACCATCCCCCTGGATGGGCCCGAAGAACTGCTGGACCTGACAGAATGCTTCCCGGATACAAACGGGCCAGTATCAATCGAAGTGGCCCATAAGCCGGAACAGACACAGCGGGACCTGCTGAACCGGAACAGCCAGCCCATCACCTGGGGATTCCGGGGCGAAGCGAAAATGGAATTCGAAGTGGGCAGCACGGAACAGGTGTTCTGGCTGTCCACCATGGTGAACCGTCTGGCATCGGAACAGTGGGCCTGTTCCCTGTCCCTGGACGGGGGCGTGACCTGGCGGGACGTGGTAATGGCCGCCTTCACCGGCCCGAAGCCGCTGGGCGGGAAGGTGTTTGCCGGGGCGGCGTACAGCCTGACGGTCCGCACGAAGGAACTGCTGGCAGAAATCCCCCCGCTGGGCGTGGGCGTCTGGTGATGCGCGCCCGGTGGGCCTGGCTGCTGTGGCTGTCCCTGCTGGCAGCGTTCCTGATGGCCGCCTGGTGCGGCCCGGCCCGGGGGGCCTGTGACCAGCCCCCGGCCTTCGGACAGTGGGATGACCTGCCAGCCTGCCCCCCGGAAGGAATCCCCACAGAACCCTGCCAGACTACGTGCAGCCCGGAGCGGGAACAGGTGCAGTGCGGCTGTTCAGAATGCCTGTTCTGGGACCCGGAACCGCTGGCGTCCTGGTACGAAGTGAACCGGGAAACCGTCAGCAGCGGAACCATGGTGCAGGTGGGGTCCGTGCAGCCGCGGGTGGTGGACGAAGCCGGGGCCACGGTCCTGCCAACCACCTGGTGCCCACCCTGGGACGTGCCATTTCCCCGGGAGGGGACAGCCTACCGCTACCGCCTGCGGGCGTGCAACCGGAACGGGACGACCGGGGAACCCCAGTGCGGTCCATGGACGGAACCTGGGGTGGTCTACGTGGCGGCGCCGTACTGGTGCGGCAGTATCGCGGAAAGCCAGTGTTATGTAGGGGACCCGGTGGCTGGCAGATAGTCACCCCCAGGCGTTGAACCAGGCGCCGAAGGGGGTACTATATGGGCGGACCAAAGGGGGACCAGATGCCAAGCGGTCAGCCGGGGTGGAGTCGTGACCCTGAAGACCTGCTGCCAGACGTGCAGGTGATCCATGCGTCCTGGGTGCAGGCGTGCCAGGCCCGCGGCGTGCAGGTCCTGACCTATTGCACCTGGCGGTCCGCCGTGGCCCAGGCGGCCCTGTATGCCATCGGGAGAACCCAGCCGGGCAAGGATGCCCGCGGACGGTCCGGTTTTGGCCGCGGGTTCTATGTCACCATGGCACAGCCATGGGAATCCGAACACCAGTACCGCATGGCCTGGGACGCGGTTCCGCTGCTGGGCGGAAAGCCGGACTGGTCCTATGCGGACCTGGACCGGGACGGGACCCCGGACGAACGGCACTGGATGGTGATGGCCGAGGAAGCGGACCGCCTGGGCATCGGCTGGGCTGGCCGCTGGGAACGCTTCAGAGAATACGTTCACTGGTCCCATTCGGCCGGGCTGGACAGGTCCACGCTGCGGGCCATGGCGCTGTCATTCGGACAGGACCGTGGGCAGGTAGCATGAAAATGATCCCGCGGCCCGAAGGCTGCCCCGGAGCGGAGGACTGCACGGCCGTGCAAACACCCCGGACTGACCTTTGGAAGAATATGGCCATGATTCTGGCCACGGCCTGTCTGACTGGGTGCGGGTTCTGGCTGCTGGAAGGCCGGGACCGTGTGACGCGGGAACAGGTTGCCCGGATGATAGCGGAACAGTCCCCCTACGTGATGGACCGCCAGCTATTGCTGGACCGAACCGGACAGGTGGCGGACCTGACCCGCACGGTGGACGCTGTGGCGCGGTCCCAGGCAGAGATGAAGCTGGTGCTGGCCATCATGGCCACCCGGGAGGGCATTGCCTTGCCACCGGACTGGGGCCACCGGCCCTAACTGGAAGGGGGTAGCAGATGGAACTGACCACGTACATGGCCACCCTGGCCGCCATTGCCGCCCTGCTGTGGGCCTTCCTGAAGGGGCTGGGGAAGACACCCGCGACGGCCAAGCGGCTGGCCTGGGTGGTCGGGCCCGTCCTGGGCGTGGTGGCCCACGTGGCCGGGTTCCTGGACAGCCCAGCGAATGACCCCCTGGACTACATGGTGTCCGCGGTCTTCGGCCTGGTGGCCACGTTCGCGGCCGCTGGGGGCACCAGGCTGAACATGCTGGGCACGGAATCCAAGCCGTGAAGGTCCCCTGGCGTCTGGCCCTGGAAGCGGCCCTGCTGGCCGTGGTGGCCGTCCAGGGCTGGATGCTGTGGGGACGGGGGCCAGGGCCCGGCCCGGCCGGGAACCTGCCCCTGCCGCCCGGATACACGCCCGGATCTTTCGTGGCGGAACCCTTGCCGGACCTGCCCGGCCAGGGACTGGCCACGGTCCGGGCCACGGTTCTACCTGCCCGGCAGCCCATCGGCCTGGACGTGCCCCTGGTGATGCCCTGGGGGGCTGTGCTGGCGCCGTCCGGGGGCGGCCAGCCCCAGGGCCCGGCGGTAGCCTGGCCCACCCCGGAAGACCTGCACGGGGCCTGCACGGTGAACCTGGCCAGGGGGGACGGCATTGTGGGGGCGGAAGCCTGGTGGACCGGATGCCTGAAGCTGCCTGGCGGGGAAGACCTGTGCCGGGGGCCCGTGCTGGCGGACCGGGACCAGGTGACCTTGCAGGTGGCGAAGCGGGAACTGCCGAAGCGGTGGGCCGCGGAAGCCCGGCTGATGGCCAGCTTTCCGGACCCCGGACTGGCTGCCGGGGTGTCCGTGTACGGGCGCGGCCGCCTGGGCTGGACCGTGGGCCTGGAACGGGTCCGCCTGGATGGCGGGACCTGGGACAACCGCGGGTCCGCGGGCCTGGCCGTCCGCCTGGGCCGCCGCTAGTTCCTGGTGGCCCCGGCGGGGATCGAACCCGCGTTTCCAGCTTGAAGGGCTGGGGTCCTAACCGCTAGACCACGGGGCCAGATGCCGGGCAGGATACGCCAGGGCGCGGCTGCCGTGCTACGGGCGAAAGCGGGGAGAAACACGAAAGGCCCGCCCGGCAGGAATCAGCTATTTAGCCCCACCGGACGGGCCCCCCGCTGGAACTGTGGGGGACACGTTCCGCCGTCATTCTGCCCCGAAAAAAAATCGCTGTCCACTCTTGACTGCCGTGTCACGGCGTGCTACATTAGGGGCATGACACAGGAACGTCTGAAACAGATGCGGGAACTGGCGGCGGCCCTGAACGGGATGGCTGACCTGGAACGCGGCATCTGTGTGAGGCTGTGGGTGCTGGCGGCCGTATGGTGCGGCTGGTGGGCCCTGTTCCTGCTGGTCTGACAGGGGGACACGATGGACACGAACACGACGGAGCGGCTGGCCCAGGTGGAAGTGATAGCCCGGAGCCTTCACACCCTGCTGGGGGACCTGCTGCGGGTGGCGGACCAGGTGGTGCCGGACCACGTGGCCACGGACCCGGACCACGCCTATGGCCGCCTGGTGGACCGCGCGGAAGCCTACCTGCTGGAAGTGGAAGGGGTGCTGTCATGAAGCGGACCATTGGCACCATTGAAGTGGCCCAGGACGTGGTGCTGCATTTCCAGGGCTACGAAACGGCCGCCTGGTGGGAAGACGTGAACGTGGCCGCGGGCAGCTACCCCGTCCAGGGGGAAGTGGACGCCCAGGGCAAGGTAAAAGACCTGGTGTTTTTCGGCCTTCCGGGCACGGTGGTGGCGGACTATTTCCGCAGTCTGTGGGGCGGGATGCCCATGGGCCAGGATTACGACCGCACCCAGAACGCAGGCAAGCCCAGTTCCTACCGGGGTTCCCTGTACCTGCACGCCAGCCACGGCCTGCTGAACGGGGGCGGCCAGGACCTGGGCCACGGGATGACGTTCCGGCTGGCGGATGACCTGCAAGCCACGGCCATCCAGGTTGACAGTTTCTGCCAGCCCGGAACGAAGGTCACCCTGGTGGACGTGCGGGCGGCCTTCCACGTGGAACGGGTCCGGCAGCGGGACGCCGTGGCCGTGAATGCGGCCCTGGTGGCGGCCAGGCTTCCGAAGTGGTGGACCCGGCACGATACGGACGGCCTGGTGACCATCGGGGTGGCACTGGACCAGGCCCAGGCCCTGCGGGACGCCGTGGCCCCCTGGCAGTAGATCCCCCAGCGGCCAGTGGAAGGGGCCCGGTCCGCCGGGCCCTTTTTCTTTGCGGAACCCCTTGACTCCCGTGTCACGCGGTGGTACATTCATTCCGTCAGGCCAAGGTGGCCAGGACAAAACGCAGGGGGACACAATGGACGCCAGCACGTACCGGAGATGGGTGGTAAGGGAAGAACTGACCTGGCCCGAACGTGAACAGGTCTGGACCGTGCGGGACAACATGGCGGAAGGCGGGTTCTGGGACCCGCAGGCCACCAGGTTCCCCACGAAGGCGGAAGCGGACCAGGCCGTGGCGGACCTGGAAGCGGCCAGCGGGAACATGGACGGGGAAACGTCCCTGGCCTGGCACGTGGTGGTCACCTTCGGGGCGACCAGGGGCCGGTTCCGGGCGTGCAATTCCGCGGTGCGCTACGGGGTGGACCTGGCGGCCCTGGATGCGGCCATCTGGGCCCAGCAGGACGGATACGGGGTCAAGGGCTTCACCCCCGCCCAGGGCTGGGACTGGTCCGGCATCCGGGACAGCAGCCACCTGGCCGTCCGCGATATGGCCCAGGCCATCCGGGAGAACCTGAAGGCCCAGGGGCTGGTGGTCAGAGTGGAAGCCCGCGGTAAGAGCGGACAGGTGGAAGTCACCTGGGCGCGGGCCCCCCGGCCGAAGGGCAGCAGCGGCGTGGTGAAGCATCAGGTGGTGGTGGACGGCCAGGTGCTGGCCATTCGGCGGTCCCCCCGCACGTACACCCACGCCGTGGTGGCCCGCTACACGGACGGCAGCCTGCACGTGGAGCGGTGGTCCCAGACCAGGAAGGCGGCGGATGCCTTTGCCCGGACGTTCACCAGGCCGCCGCTGGTGGTGGAAGTCACCCGGGGCTAGTCCCCCTGGCCCTGGGACGCGGGGGGCCTGGCTTCGGCCGGGCCCTTCGCGTTTTCAGGGGGGGACTTGACAACGGTGTCACGGTGTGATACATTAGCAGTGCTGGGCTGGTCCAGCACGGAACGCAGGGGGACACAATGCGAAACCAGACACAGATAGAGCGGGACATTCTGATGGCCGTGGCCACGCTGCGGGACCTTCCCATGGCCACGGCGCGCACGGCCGAAGGGATGGACCTGGGCGGCATGGACCGCGGGCTGGCGTACCGCCGCGCCCTGGCGGCCACCCGGCTGGTCCGCATGACCCTGAAGGCCGTGGAAGCGGACCTGGTGGGCCTTCAGACGCATGCCCACGTCTGGGGAGATGACAGCCGCTGCATGACCTGTGGCGCGGACGGGCTGGCCTGATGGCCGCCGGGAAGGTCCACCTGGCCATTCACGCCCCGCTGGACCGCTGCACCCCCCAGCGGGGCACCATGACCCTGGACCGGGCCACCGGCCTGGTGACCGTGCGGCCCCTGCGGGCCCGGCGGGTTTACACCATGACCGTGGACTGGGTGGCCGGGGTGCTGGTCCAGGCCGTGCTGAAGGCGGAAGCCAGGGCCGCGGCCGCGGAGCGGAAGCCCAGGGCCCGCCGCGTCCGCCGCGGGGTGCTGTGATGCGGGGCTGGGTGTCCGGGGACGTGCGGAGGGCCCTGGCACGGGCCCGGGACAGCGGGAACATGGGCCGCCTGGACCTGCTGCTGGCGGGCATAGAATCCGTCCCCCGGTCCGCCACCCGGGACCGGAAGCGGCTGGCCGTCTATGGCGCGGAGCGGGCCGCCTTCCGGGACTGTACGGCCCGATACCCCAGCATTGCCGCCTGCCAGGAATACATAGACCGCTGCGTGGAAGACCGCCGCTTCCAGGCGGCCTTCCCCCACGTCAAGGCCATCATGGTGAAGGCCAGCAGGTCCAGCAGGCGCATGGGTTCGTACTGGGGCGGGACCATCCAGGTATCGAAAGCCGGGCGGGTTTCCTGGGTGCTGCTGCATGAACTGGCCCACGGGTGTGCGGACACCTGGCCGTCCCACGGCCGGGACTTCGTGAACGCTTACCTGGAACTGGTCCGGCTGTTCATGGGGGCCCCGGCCAGGAAGGCCCTGGCGGCGGAACTGCGGGCCCGGAAGGTGCCCCGCCGGGGGACGGACCTGGAAGCCTGGAAGACCAGGCAGCGGGCTACCTGCCGCCGGGCAGCACGTAAGGGCCGGGCCGCCGCGGCCACGTTCACTGTGGACCCGAAGAATAGCCCTTGACTACCGTGTCACGCCGTGCTACATTAGCAGTGTCAGGCCGATGGACGGCCAGACGGAACAGGGGGACACAATGAATAGGGTGCAGATGGAAGTCAGGGTGATGGGGACGGGGCCGCTGGCCCCCATGGCCGCGGCCAGCATTCTGGCGGACCGCCTGAACGGCCACGGGGCCGGGCAAGTCCAGCAGGACCTGCACATGGACTACCTGGCCATTCGTGCCGCCCAGTCCCACGTGAGGCTGCTGAACCTGCGGGCCCGGCGGGTGGTGGGCGGTGACCTTCGCTGCGGGAATGACCCGGTGGTGACCGTGGACTGTGAAGTCCACGTGGAACAGGCCAGCACGGCCATCAATCAGGTCCGGATGCTGCTGACGGGCCCCCGGCCGATGGGCACGGGTCACGCTCCGGACCCCACGGTGGACGTGCTGGACGTGACCGTGACGCCGCTGGTGCGGAAGGCCCGCTGAACGAACGAACAGGGGGCCCGGCTGCCCGGGCCCCCCTGGGGGACACCATGAACGTGACAGTGAAACATGAAGGCCCGCGGGGATGCGGGCACCGGAAGCCGGGCGGCCTGTACCTGGTGACGGACGGTCTGGGCCAGCCCTGTGGCCGTCTGCCCCTTCCGCTGGTCTGCTGTCCCACCTGTGGCCAGGGCATCCGCCCGGCCCGCGGCTGGTCCTGGGTGGACCCGCGGCCCATCATCCAGATGGCGCCCCCCTGCGTGAACAGCCCGGCGGCCTGCGGCGGGTGTCCGCTGTCCAGGGCGGACGGCCTGGGGGAACGGGCGGGCATCATCTGGGTGGGGGAACAGTTCTACCGGACGCCCACGGAATTCAACGTGGAAGCTGCCCGCATGGGCGTGTCCCGCCGCATCCACCAGGTGCCCAAAGACTTCAAGCTGGGCCAGACCTGGGTGCTGCTGGCCCATCGGAAGGCCATCCGGACAACCTGTCCGGCCTGCCACGGCCTGGGCCGGGTGCTGGACGTGAACGGCCCGGTGGACTGTGAACCCTGCAAGGCCGTGGGGTCCACCTGGCTGCCCGGCATCTTCCACGCCTTCCAGCCTGCCAGGATTGAATACGTGGTCCGGGACCAGGACACGGACGAAGCCCTGGAACGCCTGGTGGCCCGCGGCATCACGCCCGTGAGGGTGGTCCCGGTGCCCGCGGAAGGGCCAGGACTGTTCGCGGAGGGGGCAGACCATGCGTGACGGCAAGCTGTCGGCCGCGGATCTTCGGTTCCTGCGGCACCTGCTGGATGGGGGCCGGGCTGTGATGACGCCCGGCCACGGCCTGGGCGTGTACCACCCGTCAGGGGTGCGCTACGGCCTGTCCGGCACGTACCCCTACAAGCTGTCCCAGCGGGGCCTGGTGGCCGTGGGGGGCCTGCTGGACGGCCAGCGGGCCGTAGCCCTGACCCCGGACGGGGCCCTAGTGGCGGAAGCCCACCAGCACACCACGGCCCTGCCGGATGCAGCCCTGAACCTGCTGGACCACCTGGCCCGTGGCCGCCTGGCCTGGGTGGGCCTGGGCGGGAAGCTGTGGCTGGCTGGCAAGCTGTCAGGCCATCTGGCCCCGGCCATGGTGGCCCTGCTGGACGCGGGCTATGCCCAGGTGATGGACCCGGATATGCCCAGGTGTCCTGACCGGCGGGTGCTGCTGACCACGGCGGGCCGCCGGTTCTATCACGACCTGACCACCGTATCGTCTTGACGTGCCACGGGGCTGGAAGTATAACGGCGTGACACGGGCCCGCTGCGGGCCCTGGATGGGAGGAATGCCATGGGGAAGATGGGGACCAGGCCGGTGGTTTTTGGCAGCCACCTGCCACTGCGCGTGGATGATGCCAAGCTGAAGGAAGTGGAGCGGGTCCAGGCGGACGTGGCGCGGGACCGCAGCTATACGGTCCGCTATCTGCTGGACCTGGGGCTGGCCCAGCATCGGGCCCGGATGCAGAAACGGGCCGCGGACCGCGCCTATCAGGCCCGGAAGCGGTCCACCGGGCGGGTGTGATGGTGGGACGGGGGGACACGTCCAGCCGGGCCCGGGTCAACGTCACCCTGCTGGGCAAGGTGCTGGGGGAGAAATTCGCGTCCCGCCTGCCGGAAGACGTGCGGCGGCACTACCAGGACCACCCCGAACACCTGGGGCCGGACCTGAAGCTGGTGGCCCTTTACTGCGTGCTGATTGTGGAACTGGGCGTGGCCATCGCACTGCTGGCCGCCTGGGCCGTGAACTGATGGGGGAGAACATGGAAGCGGAGCGGAGAACCTACATCGGCGGCAGCGATATGGCCGCCATCCTGGGGCTGAACCCCTACAAGTCGCCCTACCACGTCTGGTGTCTGAAGCGTGGGCTGGTCACGGACGACGTAGGGGACCAGGAAGCGGTCTACTGGGGCACGCGCCACGAAGCCATGCTGATGGAAGAATGGGCCCGGCGGACGGGCGGGGAAGTGCTGGCCTATCCGGGCCCGTTCCTGCGGCACCCCACGAAGCCCTACCTGGGCGGGCACACAGACGGCCTGGGCCTGGCGGACACGCTGACCCTGCTGGAAGGGAAGACCGTTTCCGAACGGGTGTTCGCCAACCAGTGGGAACAGCCGGACGGCGAAGTCCGGGCCCCCAGCCACTACCGCATTCAAGGCCAGTGGTATCTGCACCTGTGGCACGCAAAGGCGGCCGCGGATCCGGATACCCCGGCCCCGCCCAGCGTGGTCCACTTCCCCACCCTGGTGGGCGGCAACCGCTTCCTGGTCTATGCGGACCCCTACCGGCCGGACCTGGGGGCCAAGCTGGAAGCCCAGGCGGACCTGTTCTGGGAACGGGTGGTCACAGGGCAGGTGCCGGATGACTTCGCGCCTGGGGACAACCTGGCCCTGGCCTTTCCGGAGGAACGGCCTGGCAGTCAGGTGGACCTGTCCGAAGACCTGCTGGCACGGTGGCAGGACCTGGATGCACGTATCTGGGCCCACGAAGCGGAACTGAAGCCGCTGCGGGAAGCCAAAGACAAGCTGGCCCTGGAAGTCCAGGCCGTGATGGGTGATGCGGAGCGGGGCGCGTTCCCTGGCGGCCTGGTCTGCACCTGGAACCTGAAGAACGGGACCAGGCAGGGCTACACGGTGGAACCGAAAGCGGAGCGGGGCTTCCGCTGGCCCACGGTGCGGGCCCGGAAGGGGGCCTGACCATGCGGTTTCTCAAGGACGAAGAACTGGCCTGGTCGCCTGCGTCCGTCACGGCGGACTGGCTGGCAATGCAGCGGGAACAGCGGGTGGCCATGGTAGAGGAACTGGCCTATGCCCGGGCCGTGGTGCGGGAATTCAAGGTCCTGAATTTCCAGGAACGGGTGAACCTGCCCAGCGGCCTGCGGTCCGGCCTGGACCACTACCTGCGGAAGCTGGCCGGGGACGGGGTGGTGCTGTGAAGCCCCCGGACGGCTGGACGTGTCCGATGGGACGGCCCTGGGCGGACCACGAAGGGCCCAGCCCCGGGTTCCTGCACGTGGTAGGGCGGGGAGGGGTGGGCTGCATCCCAGCCAACCGCACCCAGCCAGCCATGGCGACTGGGCCCGGCCCAGTGGAACGGAACACCCTGTGGGACGAAGTGGCCGAACAGGACCACCCGGCCGTGCGGAACACGGACCTGGACACCAGCCACGAAGCCTGGGCCATGGTGGAACCTGTGGCGGGCGCCCTGCGGGCTATGGTGCTGGTCCACCTGCGGACGCAGGGCCCGGCCACCTGCGGTGAAATCGCCCTGGCCCATGACTACCCCAGGGACAGCATCAGCCCCCGCATGGCTGAACTGCGGCATAAGGGGCTGGTGGAGAACAGCGGGACGAAGCGGCGGATGCCTGGCAAGAAGTCCAGGCAGACGGTCTGGCAGGCCGTGCCGCCGGACGGCCCGGGAGAAACAGATTGACGCCACGTGCCACGTGGTGTTACATTAGGGCTGGGGGACACGAAGATGAAAAGAACCGGAACGCGGGTCCTGACCTTGGCCGAAGCGGCCGCCCGGTCGGGACTGTCCAAAGCCACCCTGAACCGTGCAGCCAAGCTGGGGGGCCTGCCAGCCACCCGGATTCCAGGCGGCCACCTGGACTGGATGGTAAGGGCCCGGGACGTGGACGCCTTTGTCAAGGCCAGGGGCGCCAGGAAGCGGAAGGCCCGTGGCGGCGGACCTGAACTGGGGCAGGCAAACAGTCTGCCATTCCAGGACCCCTGGAAGGGGAAGGTCAAGAAGCTGGACCCGGCCCCGGTGCCCGCGCCCGGCCAGGACGTGCGGCTGGTGACGGTCGGCGGGTTCCAGGAACGGGTGGACCTGACGGACCGGGCGGCCCGGAACCTGGGGATGCTGAAACACTGGACGGCCGCGCCCACGGCCGAAGTCCTGGATGCGGCCCTGGTGGCCCTGGCCCGGGAACTGGGCCTGCACGGGGTGGAGTGATGGGCGTTCCCACCGTACAAGAAGCCTGGATGCTGGTCCGTGGGGACCTGGGCATGGCCGACGTGGACCAGCCCCCGGACCTGTTCATGGCGGGCTGGACAGCCTACACCACCCTGGTGGCCGGGCCCCAGGCGGAAGCCCTGTGCAACCTGCTGTCCCGCCTGTTAGACGACTGACCTTCAACCCGCGGCGGATGCCGCATAGTGGGGTGAGACGTGGCAGAACAGAACGGAAGCGGACTGGTCCCGCAGTCTACGGGGTTCCTGGAACAGCAGCAGGGACCGGACGGCAGCCTGGCCACCCTGGGCCGGGAACAGTCCGGCATTCAAGCTGGGCTGGTGATCGCAAAGCGGTTCCCCCGGGACGAAACCCGGGCCGCGGCCAGCATCCTGAACACCTGCCGCCGGGCGGGGTTCGCGGAGCGGGCCCGCTACAGCTTCCCCCGGGGCGGGTCCACGGTGGAAGGGCCCAGTATCGTCCTGGCCAGGGAAATGGCCATCCGCTGGGGGAACGTCCGGCACGGTTTCACGGTGACGGAGTGGACCCCGGACCGGGTGACCGTGGAAGGCTGGGCCGTGGACCTGGAAACGAACACCTGGGCCACGTCTTCCGCCACCTTTGCCCGGCGGGTCCAGCGGAAGAACAAACAGACGCGGCAGACGGAGTGGGTGAAGCCGGACGAACGGGACGAACGGGAACTGGTCAACCGGCACGGGGCGACTGCCCAGCGGAACGCCATCCTGCAAGTGATCCCCCGGGACATTGTGGATGACGCCATGACCCAGGTACGGAAGACGCTGGTGGACGCGGAAGCCGGACACCTGAAGTCTGACCCGGCCCGGGCCCGCCGCCTGCTGCTGTCCGCCCTGATGGACCTGGGGGTGACCCCGGACCAGGTGGACGCCTATCTGGGCCGCCCGCTGGACCAGGCGACGGCGGAACAGATGGCGGACCTAAAGGGGGTGGGCCAGGCCATCGCGGAAGGCCAGGTGACCCGGGACGAAGTGTTCCCGCCCACCCAGCGGGAGGGCTCACCGCAGGCCGCCAGGCCCACTGACCCCCTGGACGCTCTAGCTGCGTCCCTGCCGAACGCGGAACCGAACCCTGCCACCCAGCCAGCCCCGGTCACGAACGCCCCGCAGGCGCCCACAGGCGCGCAAGGCGGGCCCACTACGGTGGACTGCCCCGGATGCGGGGCGAAGCTGACCGATGGGGCATCCCTTTGCCCGGATCCGGATTGTCCGTCTAACGTGACCGGAACGGTCCAGGAACCCATCACGAAGGGTTCCCGGAAGCGGTAAACTGCCCGGCCCCCGGCAAACGTCGGGGGCCATTCCGCACACGTTTCAGGGGGACACTGTGGCCCAGTATCGGACAGTGGACTGCCGCATCTGGGGGGACCAGCGGTTTCTGGGGCTTCCCGATGCTTCCAAGCTGGCCTGGCTTTACCTGCTGACGCACCCCAACCAGACGGCCGTGGGGGCGTTCATGGCCACCCTGCCCGGGCTGTCCGCGGAACTGGGATGGCCCACGGCGGAACCCTTCCATGCCGTGCTGGCGGCGGGGATGGCCCTGCATGACCCGGCGGCCCGGATGTTCCTGCTGCCGCGTTTCATTCACTACAATCAGCCCCAGAATGTCAACCAGGTGAAGGGCTGGGCCCGGCCCCTGTCCCTGCTGCCGGAGTGCGGATTGAAGCTGCGGCTGCTGGGGACGCTGCGGTCCTGGCTGGCGGAACACGGCAAAGACGGGATGCTGGAAGCCTTCCATGCGGCCTTCCCCCAGGACCCAGCGGAAGATGCCGCCATGCAGGAACACTATCGGAACCCTTCGGGAACGGTTCCGCCAACCGTTTCGAAATCAGGAACAGGAACAGGAACAGGAACAGGAACAGGAATCCCCCCCTTACCCCCCCCTGTGGGGGGGTTCGTATCGGGCCCGACCGGGAAGCGGAAGCGGACGGCCCCGGCCCGGCCGTATAGCCAGGAATTCCTGGCGTTCTGGGATGCCATCCCAGCGAACCCGCGGAAGGTGAACCAAGACGGGGCATGGCGTATCTGGAAGGCTAAGGGGCTGGACCAGGAAGCGGACCGCCTGGTGACCTGGGCTCGGGGGATGGGGCAATGCCACCAGTGGGTGGTGGACCAAAACATCCCGCTTGTCACCACCATGCTAAATCAGGACCGCTGGAAGGCACCGCTGCCCCGGGAAGTCCAGGCAGCCGCGCCACCCCAGCGGACCCCTGAACAGGAAGCGGACGCCTGGCGGATGGCCCGGCTGGGCTTCCTGCTGGCAGACCTGACCCGGGCCGTTCTCAAGAAACATGGGCTGGACCTGAAGCGGGAAGGCCAGGGGGCCATGGCTTGTCTGCTGGTCCTGGAAGCGGCCAGGAAGAACGGCCAGGACTTCAAGCCAGGGCACCATCCGGATGCTTTGATCCAGGCAGCCATGGAAGCCTGGGAACGTGGGCGCAAAGAAGCGTAGGGGCCAGGTCCAGGTGTTGGCCATCCTGCTGGACGGGCGCCAGCGGCTGGTGAACGCTGACTGCTGGGTGCAGGGCCGGGACCTGGTGCTGCCAGCGTTCCTACAGGACCCGGAACAGGACGTTCCCAGGGTTTTCGGACACGTCGGGGAACATCGGACCGTTCCGGTCTATATCGAAGTTCAGGGGGACTGCTGATGGACGGGGGCAGACCATGACCAGGGAAATACGGCTGACGAAGAAACAGGGGGCCAGGTTCCTGAAGGGCCACCGCACGGAAACCACCAGGCGCGTGGTGGTGATGGTGGACGGCCTGACCACCCGGACGGCCCGGGCTTCGGCCAAGCTGCCGCCGGACGTGGCCCAGGCACTGGCAGACCACCTGGCCCTGGAAATGGACGCCTGGCTGAAAATGGACGCCTGGCTGTCCACCCCGCGGAAACAGCCTTGACAGACGGTGGCACGCCGTCATACGTTAGCCCATGAAGGGGGACACAATGAACCCAGGCGAAAACGGCCAGGAACAGGACAAGTGCAGGGCGGAAGTGCAGGTGAGGGGCCTTTTCGGACAGTACGCCCGATGCCAGCGGGCCGCATTCGTGGATGGGTGGTGTTACCAGCACCATCCCGATGCCCAGGCCGCCCGGGACCGTGCGTCTGCCCAGCGGTATGACCGGCAACTGTGGCCAGGCCGGGTCAAAGACAACGCCCAGGCCGCCTGCAAGCTGGCCGGGGCCCTGCTGGAAACCATGGTGGAAGTGGGGGCGGCGCCCGCGGACTATCGGGCCCTGGCGGACTACCTGACGGACTGCGGGAACTGGAACGGCGACAATGCCACCCGGCCCCTGCTGTCCCAGGACGTGCTGGGCCACTATACGCCCCTGGCCGTGGACCGGACGGATCCATGACACCCGCCCGGCTGGCTGCCCTGCGGCTGCTGCGGGATGAAGGGCCCCTGACAGCATCCTGGCTGGCCTTCCGGCTGTGGGGGAAGCCAGGCGCGGCCGGTTCCCAGGCGCGGCGGGCGTGGGTGCTGTCTGCCGGAGCCTACCTGGGCAAGCTGCGGGCAGCCCACCTGGCCAGGAAGAATGCCGCCAGCGGCCAGTGGACCCTGACGCAGCACGGCCAGGACTGCCTGGCCCATGCTGAACTGGACCTGCTGACCAGGGCCCTGGCGAGTTTCAAAACGTCAAAAACTACACACCAGAACGGGGGGTGAAGGATGCCGGGGGCATGGTGGTGGCTGACCGTCTGGCTGGCGGCGGCCGGGCTGTTCTACGTGGCCGGGGTGGCCTTCAAGTCCAGCAGCGGTGAAACGCCCAGCGGAAGCTGGGTTCTACTCTGGTCTGCCGTCTGCCTGGCCTGGCCCTGGACCATGGGGCTGACCGTGGTGGGCTTCGTGCTGGGCGTGACGGCCAGACGGAGGGGGTGACCTGTGCGGCGGAAGCGGCAGCGGATGTTGGAAGCCACAGGGAAGCTGGACCGGAACCGGGAACCGGACCCGGCATCCAGGTTCCTGGACGGGGTGGCCCTAGACTTCAACCTGGCAGTGGATGGGCTGGACCGGGTGCGGGTGCTGCTGGGCGCAAAGCCCCACGTTCGCTGCCTGGTCCGGACGGAATACCATCCTGGCAGGACCATGATGGACCAGAACGCCGTCCGGGTGGGCTGGGGCAGCAGGTGGACGGACTGGCTGGGCTGGGCCCTATTTCAGCCCCTGGAATGGGGCGTGGAACGTCCGGTGGCTTTGGCCTGGCGGGCCTGGAAGCGTGTCCAGGGCATGTTCCACGTGGAACGCCAGGCGGAAGGGGGCCAGCCATGACTGGCGCGGAGGAACGGGCCGCACGGGTGGAGTGGGGGAACATCCCCATTGCCTTCCGCCCTGAGTGGGAATCGTACTGGCTGGGCTGGCAGGCCCGCGCCGCCCGCGCCGGGAAGGGGCCATACACCTTCGACTGTGACGCCGAAGTGATCCGCGATGCAGACGGGATCATCGTCCAGTGGAAGGAGATCCTTGCTTGCCTCAACGCCCGCGCCGGGGGTGAGCAGGCCATCGTGGAGGCGGCGCGGCGGATCAGCCCCGACGAGTGGCGCATAGCAGTCCATGAAGCGGAAGGCGAGTCGCGGACGATAGCTAGCAAGCTGCGCGCCCTCGCCTCCGCCGTGGAGGCCCAGCCCGCCCCGCCACGCGAGGGGAAGCCGTGATGCGGCCGACCCGTGTTCCCCAGCCAGTGGTTTTCATAGCCCACCTGATTGATGCCCTGCGGCATCCTGGGGAATCCAGACTACATGCCGCGGAACGGACGCTGCTAGAGGAAGCCCTGTGGACCGCCCGGGGCTGCCAGCAGGCCGCGGCTGAAGACCTGGGCATCAGCCCCAGGGTCATGAATTACAAGCTGGGCAAGCGGGCCATGCGCCCGAAGGATAGAAAGCCCACCACGCCAGTGGACAACTGACAGGCATGGGCGTATGTTACACGCCGTGACACGTAAGGGGCGGACGCCCCGGGAGGGTTCCATGCTGAAGGTGCTGCGGTTCTGCCAGGTGGCCATGGCGGCCCTGACCGTGCTGCTGGTGCTGTTCGCCATGCCGGGCCTGGCCGTGGCGGACCGCCTGCTGGCAGGCCCGCCTGGGCCCGTGCCCAACATCAGGGTGACTGTGCCGGACCCTGACCAGGGCCCGGACCCGCGGCCTGGGCGCGTGCCGGATCCTATCGTGGTGCCCTGGTCGGAAGCATCCCTGATGGGGGCCTGTGATGACTCCGTGGACTGCGCCACGGCGCTGCGGTCCTGGTGCATTTTGGACGACAAAGGCAAGTCCCACGGGACCGGGACGAAGCGTGTCTATTTTGACAAAACCAGCGACGAAAAATGTCACGGGGAATGCGAGGATTCCACGCCCGTAAGGGTCGAATGCCTGGAACCGAAGCCCCCGCCGCCCCTTCCGAAGCCGAAGCCGCAGGCCGGGCTATGAGACTCCGCAACTGGCTGAACGTGGACCTGGTGGAAGCCCTGGCCCTGGTGGGCCTGCTGTGCGTTGCCATGCTGCTGGCCGTGCCCATCGCCGTCCTGCTGGGCGGCCTGCTGGGCGGCCAGGCCCCAGCGGCTGCTGCGGCGCCTGCCGTGGCCCTGCCGGGTGACCCGCCTCTGGTGCTGGGGGCCCTGGTGGTAATCATCCCATCGGAAGAACGCGGCGTGGTGGAAGGGCTGATGCTGACCAGCCACGACGAACCCCAGGCCCTGGTGGTCTACAAGAACGCCCAGCGGGTGGCCGTGCGGCAGTGGTGGCCGCGGCACCTGCTGGCCCTGACGGACTGATGTAGTGGCCAGGCGGGAGCCTTCAACCGCAAGGCGGCGGGACGGCGGGTTAGACCTGGGAAGCCTTCCCCGCTGTGGCACCTGCCTGGCCCACTACCTTCCGGAATTCGAAGACGGGCCGCCCCAGGCCCGGGCGATGGTTGGCAAGCTGGAACTGGACGGCGTGACCCCGCATGTATGCCGGGGCCACCTGCCCCACGGGAGGAACGAACCATGACCACGAAGCTGACCCTGGTGCTGATGCTGCTGGCAGTGTGCCTGTCCGGCTGTTCCGGTTCGGACCAGGTGGTGGGCACGGAGCCTGTGCCCACGGAGCGGGTGACCTGTCCCGCTGTCAAGGTGGGGGACCTGGTGGCGTACACGGGCCCGGATGGCGGCCGGGAACCCATGGCCACTGTCCTGGCTGACCGATACAACTGCCGCCTGGACCTGCTGGCCGGGAAGTACGGCCTAAAGCGTTACGTGTCCTATTCGGCCAAGCCCATCCCGAACACCTGGGCCCGATAGAACGCCCCCGGAGCGGGGCTAAAGGAGCGATGATGGCTGGAAAGAAAATCCTGTGTGCCCTGATTCTGCTGGTGGCCGCGCTTCCTGTGGCAGCGGAGGAAGTCATGCTTCCCCAGCCCGCGCCTGGCCAGGTCTACTCTGATTTTATCGAAGGCCCGGACTGGGACGGCATGAGCATTTACACGATCAACGAATACCCCAGCTATGAAACCATCCTGGACGTGCTGGACGGCGGGGTCACGTATCTGCTGAAGGTCACGGTGCCGTTCTACCGGGATCCCCACGACCAGTTCCTGATGGACTGGAACGCTGCCATCGTGAACTATGACGGACAGTGCCTTCCGGATGATGACGCCTGCGAAACGTGGGTGGAGCTTCAGTGCAGCTTGCACCGGCCCTATGACCAGACCACTTCGGCGTCCGTCGCGTACTACTCTGCAAGGCCGTCCACGACGGGCGACTGCAAGGCCACCTGTAAATATGAGAACGTAAACCATCAGACACGCACTATCGAAGTGGAAGCGGACTGCTGGCCGCTGGACCCGCCCTATCACCAGATGGAAACGGAATGCCAGGCCCAGCCCATCCCGGACTTTTGCCCGGTGTGTACGGCGAACCCTATGAGTTGCGCGTGCCAGGGGTGCGTGGGACCGGACAACCTGGATGACCCCCACTGTCCGTCTGGCTGCTGAACGTCCGTAAAAAGACCGGGGCTGGGGACCCCCGCCCCCAGCCCCACCACCCCACGGGAAGGGACACGCCTAACCTGGCGGAAGACTAGGGCTATAGTGGCCCCGGGTCAAGGGCTTCCCTGGGGGAAGTGCCATGCCGCTGCTGGTGGGGGTGGTCTTCGGCGTGCTGTTCGTCCTGCTGGCGGGCAGCCTGCTGGCATGGCGGCCAGACACCAGGCGGCACGGGGGAGTAGAATCCAGCCATGGGAATGAAGGCCAGGAAGACCAGGGCGAAGCGTAAGGGGAAGGCGGACCAGCCGAAACGGTCGGGCCCAGGCCGCCCCACGAAGCGGACCCCAGAACTGGACGGCATCCTGTATGGCGCCCTGGCCCACGGTGCCACGGATGACGAAGCGGCCACCTTGGCAGGCATCTGCCGGAAGACGCTGCACACCTGGCGGAAGGATGACCCTGACCTGGAAGAACACCTGTCCGCGGCCAAGGCGCGGGCGGACCACCGGGTGCAGGACACGCTTTTCAAGCTGGCCACGGGTCAGGTGGTGGTCCAGGACGTGCCCCACGTCACGAAGCTGGGCACTGTCATTCTGGTGGACGAACCCCAGGCCCCCAGCTATCCGGCCATCCGCCTGTGGCTGACGAACCGGATGCCGGAAGACTGGCGGGACCGGGTGACCCTGGAAGGGGACCCGAACCGGCCGGTGGAAGTCACGGTGACGGAGCGGCCCTGGGTGGACACGCCCGCGGATGGGGAGGGCACGGGGGACTAGGTGAAGCCCGCCCGCAGGGTGGAACTGGTCCTGCCTGGGCTGTTCCCGTGGCAGCAGGAATTCCGCCGCCTGGTCAGTGAGTCTTCGGCCACGTTCATTCTGGTGGCCGTGGGCCGCCGGGCCGGGAAGACCACCGGCCTGACCCGCATTGCCGGGGACCTGACCATCGGCGGCCGGTTCCGCCTGGGCGGCCAGGACCGGGTGGAACGGGGGACCGTGTTCTGGGGGGCGCCCACCTATGACCTTTCCTTCATAGCCCGTGAACTATTTCAAGAATGGTACGGGCGCCTGATACGGAAGTCCGAAAACGAACGGCCGCGGGATCGGATGCTGTCCGGGGGGTCCGTCCTGTGGCGGTCTTTCGACCGGGAGGGGGGCAGCCTGGGCCGCGGGTTCCACGTGTCCGTGATAGAGGAAGCGGCCCGGGTGAAGGGGACGCAGGTTTACGAAGAACTGCTGATGACGGCCGCCGACCGGAAGGGCAAGCTGGTGGCCATCACCACCCCCCGGGGTCAGTCCCACTGGACCCATGACTGGTACAGGAAGGCCCGGGACGGACACCCGGATTACGCCTGCATCCACGGGCCCAGCACCCAAAACCCCATGCCCCAGGTCCGGGACTTCATACGGGTGGCCAGGGAAACCATGCCGGATCACCTGTTCCGGCAGGAAGTCCTGGCGGAATTCATACCTGGGGAGGGTGGCGTCTTCCGCAACATCGTGGCCTGTTCCAGCCTGGCGGGGTATCACCAGGCGCCGCCTGGGCTGGGCCGCCGCTACATCATCGGCTGTGACGTGGCCAAGCATCAGGACTGGACCGTGATGTATGCCCTGGACGTGGACACAGGCGAAGTCCACGGCGTGGACCGCTTCCAGCACTGCCCCTGGCCGCTGGTAGAGGAACGCATCCGGACATTCCACCTGACCTGGAACCGGGGCACCGTCTTCCTGGACAGCACGGGAGTGGGGGACGCCGTGTATGACCACCTGGTGGAAAAGGGGGTCCCGTGCGTTCCGGTGGTCTGGTCTTCAGCATCCAAAGACGTGCTGGTGATGCGCCTGGCCCTGGCCCTCGAACGGGGCGCCATTGCCTTCCCAGCGGATGACATATTGACGGGGGAGCTTGAAACATACCACTATGACATTTCAGCCACTGGGCGGTTCCGCTATACTGCCCCAGACGGAAAACATGATGACTGCGTGGCTGCACTGGCCCTGGCCGTCTATGGGCGCCACCACCGGACGCCAGGCGACCTGTGGACGCAGCACCTGGCGGGCCTGCTGGCCCAGCAGCCGCATCCTGGCACGTAGCAGCACGGGGGGCTAGAGAATGGCCAAGCGTCCAGCCGGGGTCCAGTCCGTCCAGTCCCTGGGCGATATGGTGCGGGCCCTGCTGGGGGGCGTGATGCCCCAGGCCGATACCAGCGGCCGCCTTCAGATGCAGCCCCCGCCCCTGGATGCGTCCACGCCCCAGGGGACGGACCCCCGCAGCTTCGTGGCCGCCATGGGGGCCAACCTGGTGCCCAGCCCCCGCACGAACACGGGCGGGGACCTGACGGCCTTTGACACGCTGAAGGCCCTGGCCGCCTTTGACCTGGTGCGGGTGGTAATTGAAGACGTGAAGGGCCAGATTCTGGGGATGACCCCGGAAGTGGTCACGAAACAGGGCCACGAAAAAGCCCCCGGGATTGAAGAACAGATGGCCACGGCCCAGCGGTGGCTGGCCTGGCCTGACCCCCTGGCCGGGCTGGGCTGGCGCGACTGGTGCAGCCAGGTCCTGGAAGAAATCCTGGTGACCGATGCCCTAACCCTGCTGCCGCGGTACACCCGGGGCGGGGAGTTTATCGGGACGGAACAGGTGGACGGGTCCACTATCGTCTGCCTGGTGGACGAACGGGGCCGCCCCCCGCTGCCCCCGCGGGCCGCCTATCAGCAGGTGGTGCTGGGCGTCCCAGAGACTGAATTCCAGATAGGGGAACTGCTGTACCTGCCGTCCACCCGGCGGCCGGATAGCCCGTATGGCCGTTCCAAAGTGGAATCCGTAATCTGGACCGTGAACCTGGCCCTGCGTCAAACGGCCGCGGACCTGGCCTATTTTACGGATGGCAACCTGCCGGACGGCGGCCTGTATGGCGTGCCGGAATCCTGGACACCCCCCCAGATAGCAGAATTCCAGCGGCTGTGGAATGACCTGCTGTCCGGGAACACTGCCATGCGGTCCGGCCTGCGGTTCGTGCCCCCCGGCACGTACCACGCCACGAAGGACCGCGCCTGGTCCTACGAACAGGTGGAGTGGCTGTCCCGCGTGATTGCCTGGGGCTTCGGGGTCAGCCCTATGCCCATCGCCAAACAGATGAACCGTTCCACTTCGGAAGTCCAGGAACAGTCCACCACGGAATCCGGGGTCCGCCCGGTGACCCTGTTCCTGGCGTCCGTGGGGACACGGGTTCTGAACCTGTGCGCCGGGTGCCCGGACGTGGAACTGGTCTACCCCGTGGACAAGACGGAAGACCCCACGGTGACCTATCAGCGGGGCATCCAGCAGGTCCACGGTGGCGTCAAAACCGTGAACGAAGAACGGAAGCTGCACGGCCTGGACCCCTATCCTTTCGACGTGCCGCCCTTCCTGGTGACGCCCGCCGGGCCCGTGTTCCTGGAAGACCTGGTGACCGGGCGGGAAGCTGAACAGCAGGCCCGCCTGGCGGCGGCCGAAGCATCGGCGGCAGGCGCGGAAGCGGCAGCCCAGGCCGTGGAACCGGAGGAACCGGAGGAACCGGAGGAACCGGAGGAAGTGGAA